CGGTGGTGAAGCCGACATAGCGACGCTTGGGCATGGTGACCTGCATCCCGCGCCCGAAGGCGTTGCTGATGAGGCCACCGAACTGGTGGATACGGGCGTACACCAGGGGCGAGCGGACCCCGCCCAAGATGTGGAGCTGCTGGGCGCCGTTGATCTCGAAGGTGGCGTCCACCATGCGGCGCAGCCGCCCGGTATCAAGCAGCGTCTGCCCGTGCTGCCGCTCGGCACGCTTGGACTGCTTCCAGCCCTTGCCGGTCTCGGGGTCCGACTGGCGCACAAACGCCTGCAGCGACGCCTGGCGGAGGTAGCTCGCGCCGCGCTTCCCGATCTCCTCCAGGGTGCTGAGCTTCTTCTTGTCGAGGAGCGCCTTCAGGGCCTTCGACGCATCTATCACGACCCGGTAGCCGCCCATCAGATGCTGCTCCAGCCCCGGTCGTCGTCCGTCTCGACCGAGATGGTGTTGGTGTCCACGCTCTTGGTCAGACCAGGCAGCAGGCGCGAGCCCTCCTTGATCTCCTTCAGCTCGTCGCGGGCGGACTGCCACGCCTCCTTGACGCTGTCCGGCATTGCCATCTGGGGACGGCGACGAAAGAGCGGCTCCAGCGCCAGTCGCGCCTCAAGGGACGCCAGGTAGTCAAGCGACGCCTGCGGCGTGGTGACCGGCACCGAGTAACCCGCGCGAGCCAGGTCCGCGTCAATGCGAGCAGCGCAGTCAGCCAGCACAGCAGAGAGCACCGCCTCGCTGTACGAGCCGCTCCTCGTGTCGTCCGTGAGCCGGACGAGGTGGTCCTGCTCAAGCCAGACGGTGACGTTTGCCACAGTGGCGTACGCCATGGGTCACCTCTCACTTCTTCGCGCTGCGACGGCCACGCGGCTTGGTGATGCCGTCCCCCTGCTCCTCGGCGGGGGGTGAGGCGGGCGCCGACACGGGCTCGTCGAACGGAGCACCGGGCTCGGGCTCAGGGACGACCTTGGGCTCAGGCTCATCGAAGTAGGCCCAGCCGTCGAGCGCCATGTACTGAGGCACCAGATGGTCTGCGACCTCGATCACATCCCCCTTGAGGCTGCGGGTGCCGTTGGAGTGCATCAGCCCAACGTCCCCGACGATCAGCTTTCGCATGTCTACTCTCCAAACAAGAAAAGGGGGGAGGAACCAATCGCCCCTCCCCCCCGTCCCGTCTCTCTTTCGGTTCGCTGCTGGACTACTGGTTGGTGTTGGTGAGGGCGGCGCCGGCCGCGTTCATGGCCGAGTACAGCCCGTAGACCTCGGTGTAGACCACCTCGTCGCGCTTCTCGTCGATGGTGCGGTAGTTGGCCCAGCCCAGCACGTCCTCGCCGCTGGCCAGGGTGCCGAAGCGGAACCACGGCAGCTCGGCGAAGGTCGGCAGCGGGTCGGTCGGGGAACCGGGGCGGTTGTACACCACGCCGGCCGCGTCGCCCCAAATCTGGGAGAACGCGCTGCCGTCGGTGCTCTCGACCGCCTGGCCGACCACGACCTTCTCGACCCCCAGGAGGGAGGCCACCATCTCCTTGGTCACGATCGGCGTCATGTTCGCGCTCGTCGGAGCGTACGCCAGCCGGTCGCGGACCTTGGTGTTGTTGATGAGGTCCCACCACGCCTGCCAGCCGAACCACGCGATGTTGGGCCACAGGCCCGTCGCCTCGATCACCAGCTTGCAGAGCGCCAGCATCTGCGCGATGGGGTCGTTGTCCGACACACCGTTGGTGACCTTGTTCCACTGCGACCCGGACTCCACGGCGTTGATGTGGCCGCTCTTGTAGTTGCCGGACGCGACGAGGAAGTCGTAGATCGCCTTCTCGCGGTTCAGGATCACCTTCAGCTTCAGGTTGTTCGCCTCCCAGGTTTGGAGGTCCTCGTAGCCCTCGCCAGCGGCCTGCTTCTCGCGCCAGTCGAACACGCGCCGCAGCGAGTGCTCGTCGAGCGTCGCCTCCATCTGGGTGTAGGAGTGCGACACGGCCTTCTCGGCTGCGCCGATGGAACGGCCGTCCGAGGTACGGGTGAACTGATCCACGCCGTACTTGCGGATGTTGACCTTGAGCGTGTCCACCAGCGTGGGCTGGATGATCTGGGTGCCAACGGTGGGCGGACCACCGTACCCGTACACGCGCCGCGTGAGGACAGGGGTGAAGGAATGCCGCAGGGCATCCAACGTCGTCTTCATGTTTCTGCTCTCCCTTCAAACGAAACGGCCAGCCGTCTGTGTGGCTGGCCTACAGTGCTTGCGCGTGCGGGTCCGTTACTGGACGAGCACCAGGATGGTGTCGCCGTCCTTGGACGCAGCCGTCAGGGCGATGCCGTTGGCCCGGCTGGGGGTCAGGGCACCCGTGATGGCGCCAGCGGTCAGGAAGCCGGTGGCGGCGGTGATGATCGCTCCGTTGGCGGCGGAGGAGGTGACGCCCGTCGCGCCGGTGTCGATGGTCAGCTTGGTGTCATCGACCGTCGGGGCCGCGACAGCGAGCGCGGTGGCTGTGATGGCCTTGCCGCCCGTGGTGGCCATGACCTCGGCGCCGGCCGACACAGCCGCGCCCGCGGTCACCGGGACGATGGCGCCGATGCCATCCACCGTGATGACCTCGCCGGAGGCCGCGTCGTAGCGGGACACACCGACGGCGCGGGCACCCGCGGAGGCGTGCTGGCCGTTGTACCCGATGAACCGCTTGGCGGTCACCGCGGCGCCGGCCGTGAAGGTGAGGGGGTTGGACGTGAACTGAGCCTCGAACATCGCCATGTCAGTCTCTCCTTACTTGTTCTCGGCGCGGTAGATGCGCAGAGCGGTCTCGAACGGCACCTTGCGCGCAGCGGCGAGGGCCTCGATGGCGGCGAGTCGCTTCAGCTCCTCGTCGTCCGCCTCCATGCCCTCGGCCACCGTCATCGCCGGGGCGCTGGCGTCGCTGCGACCGAGCGCGAGCTTGTCAGGGGCGGGCGGCACCTGGGTGGAGGGCTTGGGCTCGTCGAGCCCGTCCAGGAACTCCTGGCACAGCCCCTCGCTCGTCTCCCACAGGGTGCGAGCGAACTTCTCGCGCTTCTCGTCCAGCCGGACCTTGTACTTGGCGATGAGCGCCTCGCGCTTCAGCTCGGCCAACTCCTGGCGCGCGGAGTCGCGCTCCGCCGCCATCGCCTGGACCTTGGTGTCGCTCTCCGACTGCACGGCCTTGATCCGCGCCAGCTCGTCCTGGGCCGAGGTCAGCGAAGCGGTGAGCTGCGCGACCTGGTCTCGAAGGGCGGCGAACTGCGCAATGGCCTCGTCGGCGGTTGCGACACCCAGTGCCTTCAACAGGTTCTCCATCTGTGCTCCTCTCTTGGCGCCGGGGTCGTCCGTGGCGCCGACGTTGTCGAGGGCCGCGCCCTCGGGGTCTTCCGGCTGCCTGGCAAAGGCGACAGGCTCCATGCCGTCAATGGCCGGATCGTTCACCAGGGCGGCGTTCACGATCTCGATAACCACCAGCGGGGCCGTCTTGTCCTTGCCGGGCTTCTGCGTCTTGATGACGGGCGAGATGTAGCGGTACTCCCTCGCAGCGAGGCGCTCCTGAGCACGCGAGGTCCACTCCACCCGAGCCCAAAGCCCATGGGAGGGCAGAACCTCGGTGGCGTCGCCAGGGAGGCGCCACTCCAGCTCCTTGATCCAGCCGGCCGCGGGCGCGTCGCCCAGGTTCGGGTTCTCGGTGGAGTGCATGTAGTCGAGCACGAGATCGTTCTTCCGCTTGCCGAATGCCTCAGCCACGGCCTTCACGCTGTGCTGGTTGACCTCGAACGGACGCCCGTCCACCGTGACGAACACGCCGTACGGCAGAAGCTGCACCCACTGCACGGCGGGCCAGACGGGGGGCTGCTCAGCCTCGGCCACCACCGGGCTCGCCTCTACCATCGCGTCGAACATCGAGCAGACTTCGAGCCCCGGTAGCATGTGTCGATTGCGCTGCATGTAGTACCTCCGCAAAAGGGGGGATGAATGACTAGCTACATAGGCCCGTGGTCGCGCGTGGCGTAGGCCAGGGGGCGCGTTGGCTGTGCCCCTTAGCCGGAACGCTCCTGGGGGCCTTTACGCCGCATTGCGTGGCAGTTGGCGCGGCGGGTAGGAGTTGAACCCACAACCTCCGGGTTACGAAGCCGGCGCTCTGCCAGTTGAGCTACCGCCGCATGGCCCGGTCGCGATCCGGGCTGGTGCGTCGTTTCGCCAGGCTGGCACGACGCTGAGCCTCTGTAGGTCCGCCATCGCTAGGGTGCGGACAAGTCCCCTGGGCTCATCACCGGCCGCTACGCAGCCGGGAGAGGAGTACCCAGGGGCGCGCCCCGTGATTGACTGGCTCACGGGACCAGAAGCCCTGTCCCGCGCCATGAGGCGGGGAGTCACCTCGTTGGGCCGGGCGCTCATCTCCGGGGTCGGGCTGTGACTGCCCGATCAGGGGGCCACAAGCGTTGCGTGGCAATCCACCAACGAGTCGATTGGCAGGGCGGGCAGGAGTCGAACCTACAGCCTCCGGGTTCAAAGCCCGGCGCTCTGCCAGTTGAGCTACCACCCCGAGTGAACGAATGGCAGGGCGGGGAGGGGTCGAACCTCCAGCCTTCGGTTACGGACGCCGCAGCGCCAACGGTTTTCGGGACCGCCACCATCAACCGGACTCGGTCACCCTGCCATCTACTCTGACTATACCACAGGGTTGACGCTTTGTCAAGACCGGTCGGAGCCGGGCCACACCCGCTTGGGCCTCGGTGCCCCACAGTGCTCGCACGCCTCGGGCTGGATGGGGGCGTAGCGCGGGTGTCCGCACTGCTGACACTCCCATATGGGGAGCTCCACCTCCCCATCCAGCCGCGTGTTCGGAGGCGGGAGAGGGAACTCATCCGTCCTTTGCGGCGCTACCGCCACTTTCGGAGCCCCCTTCGGTGTCACTTTCGGTGCCGGCTGCGTCGGCGCAACCGAAGTTGGCGCTAGCGGCAACCGTTTGACGGAGGCTTTCGGCACCTTGGCCGCGATGGCGGCGTCCAGGGTGCTCAGCGCCTGTGTGTGTCCCATTTGAGATAGCACCAACCGCAGGCGCGGGAAACACTTGCTTCCGTACCCCCAATGGAACCAGGCCGGTTCGTCGGGCGGTGTGCCCACGCCATGCAGCCGCCACCACTCAAGGCCACCAGGCTTCGACAATAGCTCTTGTACGGTGGCCGACCGTAGGTGATCAGGCATCTGGGACGTCACATCGTACGGGATTTCTAGGTCGAAGCCGAGATTCACCAGCGTGAAGTATGTGTCAGCCACCGTCGAACGAACGAGAGACAGTTTGATCCCCTCGTAGCCGAACAATTTCGCCCGAGAGGCTTGCATTGCGACAACGTTTGCCATCGTCCCAGGCGCTACCCCCGGCGCCAACACGATCTCACGAATCGTCATGACCCGAGTCGAATCCGGCGTTACTTCCAGGCCAACGCTCATCGTGCCGATGTCCTCATGCGTCCAGCGCACCAACATCCTTTCCGGGCCACGGAACTCAACACCCACCGTGGCGCCGTCGGGTGCGCCCGCGAGGTCGACAAGCTCCTGCAGCGTGTTGCCGCCAAGGTAATGATGCAGTCCTTGCGGTTTAGCCGCCTCCAGCACCTTCAGCGGCTCTTCCCAGCTCACGGCCCCAGTGAACGTCACCGGCGGAGGCAATGGGTTGTCCGCCAGCGCGGCGCCGACTTCTGCAACCTGCTGTCCGTCGTACCCAAGCGACAGCGCCTTGGCGCTCAACTCTGCCTGCAGATCGGCGCCAAGCCCGCGCATACTCGGCGCATAGCCGAAGCCGGGGTCCGCCTCCACACCCGGCACCTTGCCAGACCACGTGTCGGCGTACATGGCCTCCAGGTCGTCGATGTGGCTGGCGGGGATCACGGTACAGCGGCAGTTGTAACCCAGCGGCGGCCAGTACTCCTCGGGAAAATCGGGCTTGATCCATGCCTTCCCGTCGAGCCTCAGGTGCGATTCGCGCACCCGGTCGTCGTTGATGGCGTCGAATACCAGGTATTCCACCTCGTCGTCGGCGTTCAGCGCCTTGTACCGCTCGCCCTCGAAGACGGTGGCCAGCGTCGTGCGGAAGATTGTCGCGGGGTGGCCCTTGTTGACCGCCGTCCAGCCCGTGCCATCCATGATGGCAGGCAGCTCCTTCACCCAGCTCTTCAGGGTCTTGCCCGACTCGATGTGCGCAGCCAGCGAGTCCCGCATGGTCTGCAAGATGCTCATGCTCGTGCCGTTGGCCACGCTCCAGGCCAGGCTGTACGCCTCTGGACCCAGCGCGGCAATCTCGTCGGGGGTCATCAACTGCAGCGCCTTGAACCGCGCCATGATCTCGTGCACCGGGAGCGCCTCCCACACCGTGTCGTGTGGCGGCGCAACGACCGCGCTACCCTTGGGCATGTGCCCTCCTACGAACTGCTGAACAGAACACCCAGTCGCCTATGATGGCGGGGTCAAAGCCAGTCCCAGCGGTCGCTCGTGCGCCAACGCTCGGGCTCACGCCCGGCGCGCAGGGCGGCGCGGTCCTTGGCCTTGCGGCGTCGGCGGCGCAGCCGCTTGAACACGGTGCCCGGCTGGAGCAGGTTGTACCGCAGACCGTCGCGCCTGGGGCCGTAGAACGGCTCCTCCCAGTCATAGAAACAGTGGCCGTGGAAGATGGGCGCTCGGGTGGTGCGGCTCATACCGCCTCCATGGGCTCCGGGTGATTCGGGTCCGACCACTGATCCCACTGGACGGGGGACGAGTTGGGGGGGAGCGTGAAGTAGCCGCAGAGGCAGGTCTTGACCACCTGCGGCACCTCGCCCTGGAAGATGTAGCGGGGGCCATAGATGGGGCAGCCGCACGCAGCGCAGCGGCCGACCACCTCGAACGCACGGGAGGTACTGCTCATGTGGACTCACCCTTCTTCTGCTTGTGGATGCGCCGCAGCCACGCTTCGGAGTTGGCTCGACCGTTGTACGCGCCCGCCAGGATGACTTCACTGAATACCTGCGCCAGGGGGCGCACGCGCTCCCGCTGCAGCACGCTGAGGATCGCCCTGTCGGCCTCTTCGGGGGTTGCGCCCTCGGGAATGGCGCGCTGGACCGCAGGCACCAGCACCGAGATGATCTTCTCGGCAAGCTGGCGCTGCCCGTCCTCGGCCAGGGAAGCCAGGGCGTCCTTGGACTCCCCGTTCATGTAGCGCAGCAGCACCAGCTCGGGGTCCAACCGGGACGCCTTCTCGGTGCCCGAACCTCCCCAAAACATGGCTGCGGCTTCCTGTCGCCGACGCTCCTCCTCGGCCAACTGCTCGGGGCTGGGCGCCGCAAGGCCCAGCTCGCGGCGAGCCTCCTCGTGGTCGAACGGAATGCCCGCGCTCTTGGCCTTCACCATCACCTCGGCGCGCTCACCGGTGGACTCCTCGCCTCTCCACGAGTACGAGAGCAGGATCGGGCGAGGGGCCAGCGGGTCGGCAGGGTCGCACCCTCCGCGAGCGGCGGCGACCTTGTCCACGAGCTGCTCCTGCAGCGCCTCGCAGAGGATGGCCGTGTCCGCCTCCACCAGCATGTCCAGCACGCCCTCGCGGACCTCGTCGGAGGCGCGCGAGCCGTCAGTCGCCTGGTTCACGGTGGAGTCCTGGCCGATGATCCCAACGTAGATCGCCCGGTCGCACACGGCATGGAGCCGCTCCAGCGCGGCAGACGCATCACCCTGCGCGGCCTCAAGCAGCTCGACCTGGAGCCAGTCGGGGACACCCAGCACGCCGTGCGCCCGCACCGTTTCTAGAATCTCGGCCACGTAGGCGCCGATGCTGCTGTACCCCTGCGGCGGGGCTGCGGTGTTCTTGTACGAGCCCTTGATCCAGGGAGACCCGAACCGCTCCGAGTACGCAGCCCAGTCGCGGAACAGGAACGACTTGATCAGCCAGGGCACCACGGCGCGACGGAGACGGGCGGCAGAGGCGGGGTCGTTGTCGTCCGCCTTCACCACCAGCAAGTTGTCGGCGACCTTGGGGTCGGTCACGTCCACCTTGCTGCCGTCCTCCATCACCACGTAGATGACGCCCTCCAGGCACTCGGTGGAGGCGTACGGCACGGCCTCCATGTACAAGGGGGTCCAGTCGGGCGCCCACACCACCTGGGCCACGGCGTAGCCGTACAGCCGGAACCCGGCGAGGTGCTCCAGCACCCGGCGCCAGCGGCGAGGGGGGAGACCAGCCGTGAGGGCGGCTGCCTGGGCTGGGTCCACCTCGGCGCCCTCGGCGTCGGCCGGCACCTCGAACGCCCACCGAGCACCAGCAATGCCGAGGATGCGCTGGTCGCAGGCGTTGCCGACCGCGTCATCCCGCATCATCGTCTCGAACATCGCCGTTTGCTTCACGGCGTCGGACCCGGCGTTCTTCAGCCGACTCATCGCGTCCGACGGGGTGATCGGGTAGTCAAACGCCTTTGCCCGCTCGGGCGGCGTGAACGCCGTCAACGTCTTACTCTTGGACGACTTGGCCATGCAACCTCCTAGTACTGCCTGACTTGGCCGTGCGTGCGATCCCCGCCGACCACCACCCCGGCGCCTGTGTTGGCGAGGCAGTCGAACGCAGCGACAGCCGCGTCCACCTGGTCGTCGTGGGCGTCGTTACCAGTGCCAGTGAAGGCGGTCAACTCATCGACGAAGGGGGCCACCCAACCTGGGTCCACCTCCGGCAACAGCACGTTGCCGGCGTTCCACTGCGCCATGAACCCCTGCGCGCGCTGGAACTTGTCGCCGGGTGCGGACTCTTCGGATAGGCCAACGCCCGGCTTCAGCGCGTTGATGAGGTCGGCCGACCCCTTCTCGGGACCGTATGCGTACCACTTCATCGGCGCGTACGGGCGCCGCTGGCGCCACTCGAACAATGTCTGCGCAAACGCCGGTGCCTTCACCTGCGCCTTTGTCACATTGACGACGTAGTACTTCTCACCCGCGCGCACCATCTCCACCACGCACGAGAAGTCAGAGCTGGTCTTGCTGGAGTACGCCAGGTCCACGCCGAAAGCCGCGGACCAGCCGGCCTCGGGGAGGACTGAGTAGAACCACGTCCCCGAGAACAAGCTGCCACCGCGCGGACGCGGACTCCCCTGGTACAACGAGCTGAACCCGTACGGTCCAAGTTGGCGCTCCAGGGCCTGCAGCCGCGCCACGGGAAACCGGGCGTCCCACAACGCCGACCCTTCCTCGCGGTCGGGCTCATAGGGCGTCGGGCCGTAGGAGATGGCGGGGAGACAGAGGTACTCCCACCCCATGCGTGACCGTAGGCGGCCCGCGAGGTCATCCTCGTGCCACCTGGCCATGTTCACGATGACGCTGCCGCCGGGCTCCAGGCGCGTGTACGCCACGTCATTGAACCAGTCCCACACCATGTCGCGGTGCCGGGCCGACTCAGCGTCTACGCGGTTCTTGAAGGGGTCGTCCACGATCAGGACATTGACGCCGTGGCCAGTCAGCGGACCACCCACGCCCGTGGCGAGCAGACCACCCCCGGCCGCTGTGCGCCACTCCTCCAGGTTCTGCATGTCGGCGGCCATCTTCACCCGAGCTGCCAGGGCCAAGGCGCGGGCCTTGCGGGACTTGGACCGACTCAGCGTGGCCGAGTACGTCACGTAGCCGAACGTGAGCGATGGGTCTTCATACAGCCCATAGGCGACCAGGTGCAGCAGCGTCTCCGTCTTGGCATGCCGTGGGGGTGTGTGGCAGATCAGCTCGAACGGTGCCTCTTTCGGGCGCTCGATGCGCTCGATCAGAGGGCGGAGGTGCCACGGGGGCTCGTACGCAGGAGTGAGCCATGGGATGAACTCCATGAGGCCCGCGCGAATGCGCTGCCTGCGCCTGCGCTCAAGCTCCGCCCTCGCCCTTTCCCGCGATGATAGCTTCAAGCTGCTCATCGCTCATGCTCCTCAAGTCGTCGTCGCTCAGCGAGGTCACGCGCACCTCTTCCGGCACACCGACCGCTCTCCGCTCGATCTCCGCGGCGTCGCGCAGGTAGTGCCGCACCTCCGAGTTGTCCAGCGTGTTGGGGTCCAACGCCGTCAGCTTGTTGAGTGCCTTTGCCTGCATCATCTTCGCAATACTCACGTGCCTCGCGCGAAGATCGGCCTGGCGCTCCACCAGCTTCTCCTGAGCCCTGATAGCAACCTGTCTGCGGAATTCTTCTCGCTTGGCTACCCACTTGCAGCGCGTAGACCTACGCATCACAGAGCTGGGGTCCAGGCCGTACTGCTCAGCAATCGCGCGAATCGTGACCGACTGCGGGCCAGTCACGTACTCCAGCTCGATTGCCGACCAATCAACTCTCGGGGCCGGCATTGTCGCCTCCCGCCAGGTAGTCGGCGGCCAGCAACTCCAGCAACCGCCACTTGGCCTTCGTTGTGATGTCACCGGAGGTCACCATCGTGTCCACGGCGCGGCGCAGCATGGCGGCCACGGGCGCGGGAACCGAGTCCACGCCGAACACGGTGGACAGAGGAACCCAGTGGTTACCCTTCGCCTCACCGTTCTCGTCCAGCCAGCCCGCGTCCAAGCTCTCCAGGTGGCGCTCAACCACGTCGCACAACGCCATGACCGCCACGGCCTGGTTGGTCACTCCGCGCGAACGCGCTGCGGCGTCCAAGAGGTCCAGCACCCGGTCGTGGTCTGCGAACCTCGCGAGCCACGTCGTGTTACCCTTGCAGGCGTCGGCCAGGTCACCGAACACTGCCTCCAGTCGCTCCTGCTCGTCCGGCAGGAACACCACCGTGAGCATGGAGAAGTCGAGCTTCGCGGTGACCGCCGTCTTCACCTCGACCGCGTCCAGGAGTTGCAGCGTCTTGTCGTCCAGGCCGGCGTACGCGCGCCAGTCCACGTCGTCGATGGACTCGTACAGCGCCTTCAGCCCCGCCGGGTCATCGTCGCCGATCAGCGCGTTGTGGGAGAGCTGGATGGCCACGAGCTGGGCCTCGGACAGCTCTTCGTCTACCACCATCACGTCTGCCTCTTCGACGCCGGCCTCGCGAGCCGCCATCACCCGGTGGTTGCCAGACAGCACCCGGCGCTTGCCGGTGGTCGGGTTCGTCCACACCAGTGGCACCGAGGTGAGGCAGCCGTCCACGCGGACGTTCTCCACCAGGCGTCGGAACTTCACCGGGCTCATGTAGTGCGGGTTCTTGTCCAGCAACTCCAGGTCAGCGAGCTTCACGCGCTCGATGTGCGTCTTCATCGTGTCTCCCCGTACTGCTTGCGCCACAACGCCAACCCCTCGGCCAGGGACCACTGTCCCAGCGGGGCGCCGTAGTTGAGTTGGTAGCGGAACTGGTGCGCGGCCGGCAGCTCCTTCCGCGTGATGATCTCGAACAGCCCGCGGTACTTCATCGACACCGGGCGCATCGAGAACGCGGTGGTCAGCAGGCCGCGCATCCGACGGTTCTCGATCCGCTCGGCCAGCGCCTTTGCCTCCTTGCTCAGGGCTGAGAAGAGCACCAGCTTCGCCAGGTTGCGGTACTTCGTGGGCCGTATCGGGAAGTCCGACATGAGGTACAGGTACGGCTCGGGCAGCGCGGCAGACCCTACCGTCTTGATCGGCCCCTGGGTCGAGCTGGTCGCGAAACAGCCAACGAGCTTCCCGCCGACAGTCACCCCGAACTGCGACTTGGTGCTGGCCGGGACGATAGCCGGGTTGAGGTACTCGGACCTCAGCCCGTTGAACGCCTCGGGCGTCAAGGGGACCAGCGCCACCTCACCCTCCAAGTCATCGCTCGGGCCAAGGTGGGCGATGGTCGGAACCTTGCACTTCACCTGCGGCTGCACCACAGCGAGCACCGCGTCGGAGGAGTACATCCAGAACCCATGGGTGCGCAGCGAGGTGCGGAACGAGCCGACCAGATGCTCACCGAGCGCGGGCACCGCTTCCGCCGTCGCCAACACCCACCGCTCCCGGTCACGGATGCGCGCCAGAAGGCGGTCGATGCGCTCGGCGTCCAGCTCCGGGTACTCGGGCGCGTCCCACTGGAAGATGGAGTCCACCCCCTTGTACAGGTTCGCGTACCCCTTCGGCCAGATCGGCGGGAACGAAACCACGGCCACCTCGGGGCCGAGCGTCTCGGCGACCTCCAGGGCATCGGCGCAATGGAAGCCACGCAGCGGCAGCGTGAAGGCGCGCTCGCACTTGCGCAGGGTGCGCTCGTGCACGGTCTCCCACTGCCTCTGGAAGGCTCGCAGCAAGCGCCCGTAGTAGGCGTGCTCCGGCTTCAGGATGGCGGGGCCTGCGTCCAGCAGAACCGACACAGAGACGAACGCGCGCTCGGGAGTGTCGAGCCACGGCTCCAGCCAGCCCCAACGCTCGCGAGCCTCGTCCTTGATGCCGACCCGGATGGGGGCACCCGAGCAGATGCCGCCGAGCATGGAGGTGTACAGCGACACGTCATTCCCCCACAACTCGAAGCGCCCAGGGCACGCCGTTTCGCACAGGGTCTCCACAGTGAAGTTGCCAGAGCAGAGCACCTGCAGCTTGGTGGATGGCCAGCGCCGCACAATCTTCGCGACGGCCGCCTGCATGTCCTTGGTGATGGAGCCGATAAACGCCATGAGCACCTCAGCGCGGGGGAGGTGTGGAGCGGCAGGCCCGAGTCGAACGAGCCCTTCACCCTGGACGGGTGACGCACACCGTGTGCTGCTGCCGCGCGCCTACTGGTAGGGAAGAGAATGGAGCGGAGCGCCCGAGTTGCACGAGCCCTTTGCCCTGGACGGGCAACGCACCACTGGATGCTGACCCCGCTGGAACATCAATCGAACAGGCTGAGCTGCTGAGGGGCCGGCGGCACCGGCTCGGGAAGCGGCTCAGGACCACCCCATGGCGCAGGCGCCGGGGCGTCCTCCCAGCTCGCGATGCGGCAGTCGCCTCGCGGCAAACTGACCGCCTCACCGCTGGCCAGGATGTGGAGGACCGACGGCACAAGACCGTCGCGCACCCAGCGGTCCACCAGCGCCTTCCGGTGGCACTCCTCCGGGTTACCCTCCGAGCACATGAGGGCGACCCTGCGACCCTCGCGCAGGTAGCGGCGAACGTACCCCTCGGCCTTGTTGTAGCTGTCCAGGGACGGGCGCTTGAAACCACCCAACCCCCATCCGAACCAGCGATACGTGATGCCCGAGGCCGCGCATGCGCCCTCCAACACGTCGCGGTTCGCGCCAGGGTTGCGCTTGCTCTGCGGATAGTTCCGCACATCCACCAGGGTGTCCACCCTGTGGTCGTGCAGCAGCTCAAGCAGGCGCTCAGTCGAATGGAGCGAGTGCCCGATGGTGAACAGCAAACCCTGAGGCATGTTCTTCACCTCCAAGGACATACTACCACATGGCGTCCCGAATGTCAACTGCGGCGTCTGGGTGCTGACACTCTGACACGAGCCTGGCACAGCGGCCTGCGACGGGCTGGAGTAGGGGACCGCCGACGGACCCTCTTCGGTGTACCACGAGAGCGGCGGACTGACGGACATCTTCAACGCCACGGCCAGGAATGTCGGGTCGTCCGCGGCGCACCGATACAGCGCGTCCGCAAGCCAGTCACGGGCCATGGCCATTTCCGGGCACTGGTCGCTCTCCAGGTAGCGGAGTGACGCCAGCGTGCGAGCCCGGACAGCGCGCACGGTGGCGAGTAGACTCCCCGCGGTCACCGTGCGCCCGGCGAATCCAGCCCGGAACCATCTGGCCGAGGACAGCAGCTCGTTGATGTTGTCTGCTTTCGCTCGGCCCAGGTCGATCTGCGCCTCCATCCTGGCGTACGGGAGCAGAATGCGGATGGCGTTGCCGAGGTCTTGCTTCCACACCTTCAGCCGCAGATACACCACCAGGGGGTTCAGCGGCTTCCCGTGGCCGGTGATGGCATTAGGGTCCAGGGGGAGAATGCGCACCGGACACCGGCCAACCTTGGAACCAACGGTGCCAACCCAGTCACTCAGGGCGCCAGGAACGGCAGAGCGCGTCCGTTCCTCCAACTCCACCCAGCGATCCAAGATGCGGTCCAGAGCATGGCCAGATAGCCTCGGCATGATCTCTCCTATTTCAAGCATACCATGCCCTTGACGCTCTGTCAAGACCGGTCGGGCGCGTTCTGCGTCCGAGGGGTGTAGTGGCAGGGGTAGGGGGGTGTCTAAGAGTATAGAGGGGGGTGGGAGTCAGAGGGAGGGGGGGCGGGGACGGGAATCGGCTCCGGCAAGTACGGCCAACGGGGGTCCATGAGCCAAGGGAAGTCAACCAGGCCCTCGCATGCGGCGCCGTACAGGGTGATCAGCAGAGCGTCGGCGGTCGCGTGGGTGACCTTCAGGTCGGGCCACAGCCGCAGGGCCATGGTGCGGGTGACACTCTTGTCGCCCTTGGTGCGGCAGCCGAGCTTGGACTGCCAGGTCACGGGTGCGACGGTGCGGACGCTCCAGCCGAGGGCTCCAATGGCCCCATGCCACGCCCCGGTGTTGAAGCCGAAGGCGAATGCGTTGTGCCGCGAGTCATTGCGCATGGCGTGCACGGCCTCGATGTAAACAACAGGGGCCGGGAGAACCCCGGCCCCTCTCAAGGTGTCAGCGTAGGCGAGCACGTCGGGCGGCGCCCTGAAGGCCCTCCACCGGCCCCCGGTGTAGACTCCGACGCCACCGCTGGCGCCAGGGTCAATGCCGATGATGGACTCAGTCGTCACGGGCGTTCCCGATGCGAATGTCCTGGGGCTCCCCGGCGTCCACGGCGTCCGAGTGCTGGACGGGGTGCCACAAGCGCCACCACCACGCGACCACCCGAGGCCATGCCCACTCGATGCTCTCGCCGATCAGCACGAGCCACAGGAACAGCGAGAGGCCGAGCTTTAGCGCCACGCCCATCGAGATGCTGGTGGAGATGTGCCGGATGATGCGGTGGGACCACCAGAGGGAGAGCAGCCAGATGACGACAAACACGATGATGAGCTGTATCTTGACCATGGCTCTCCTCAGAACTCGCCGAGGCGACGCATGACGAAGTGGGGCGGCACGACGAACTCGAACCGCACGCCGTGCATGTCGGCCACGACGCGCCGAGGTATCAACTCGGGAAACACGTCTCCGACCGGAGGGCAGGCGGCAGAGGGCGGCGTGGGCTCCTTCTCGTTCGGGGCCGCGCAGTCTGCCGGGCTGTCTGCGCCGCACGAGTCGTCGTCGTCCTCGCTCAGGAGGGCCAGCAGCTCGTACGCCACCACGCCGTACAACCGCGCGATGACGAGCCCCTCCTGCTCGGGCTCGCACCTGGCGAAGCTGTCCAGCAGCTCGCGGCAGTGGGCGTTGAAGGCCACGCAGCGGCCGAACCGCTCGCGGTCTCGCGCGTACTGCCTGGAGTAGTCCTCCGAGTCCCACAGAGGGTACTCTGCCAGGTCACCGATGTTCAGGACTTCCTTCTGGTCTCTCATCAGAACAGCCTCCCGTGCTTGAATGGCCGGCGGGCGTTGTACTCCATCTTGGCGCCGAGGGCTCCCACAACGTCCAGGCGAGCGCCGCCGGAGAGGTCGAGGACGCGGATGATGATATCTGCCAGCTCCTCCTCGGCCTGGCTGTAGCCCGTGGCCTTGGAGGATGGGGGGTTGCCGGAGCGGAACGCCTCCAGCAGCTCCGAGCACTCGGAGTGGATCAGGGCGACCGCCTCGCCGATGTTGCGCTCGGTGTCCCAGAACCCCTTGTGGCAAGCGTTGCTGTGACAGACGGTGCGGATGCGTTCGAGCGCGACCAAGTCGGCCCGATGGGGGATGAATGCCTCGATGTTCACGTCGAGGCCGGACTGGGGGGTGGTGTCATGCAAAGGAAACCTCCAGGGGTGCGGTTGTGCGCCGGGCAACCGCGTTGGCAGTGTGACGTTCCGTCGCGCGCGGTGTCAAGACCGTACTCACTTCTGTACAATTCACGCGGTTTGGACGCCCCACATGGTAGCCGGGCAGCAGATGCTGACACGTCCAGCGCCGGTCACGGAACGTGGCCAGGGCGGCGTCGTCCCACTCGCTCCGCGTGCGGATGTGCAGGTTGCTGGCCACGCCAAGGTCGGCCCATCGCAGCTCCTGCGTAGCCACCCAGAGCGGGATCGGCACGCCGTCACAGGACATGAGCGACCAGTACGCGCAGAATGCTCTGAGACAGGCCAGGCACTTGCGGCGCATTTCGGCGTGCTCGACACAGGGGGGGACCACGGAGGCCGTGGCTCGCCAGCGCCTCACCTCCTGCGCGAACCACCGGTCGAACACGTGCCTGGAGAGAGAGCCCAGGCTGGACACCTGGCACAGCCCGGATGCGGTGTCAAACAGGTCATGCTCGATCCAGTGCCTGGCGGCGATCACCTCGGGGAGCGGCTCCGCGTAGTCCGTCGCGGTAGCCAGCGCCTCGCGCAGCGGGGCAAACAGCAACAACCGGGATGACGGGTCTGCGGGGTGGGAGAAGGCGGGGAGGTCATTCTCCTCCTCCCCGTCTCCAAACAACACCGAGAACTCGTCGAGGGTCAAGGGATGCAGCGCCATTACGCCTGCACCATGATCCCGCGCTGCTGGGTGGCCCAGGGCTTCATCTCGACCTCCAGCGTTGCGGCCTCTACGGCCTCGCCATCGAACAAGTCGGCCTGCCCGGCCTGCACGTCGTGGGCGAGCCGCGAAATCTTACCCTCAATGTCCTTGAGGGTGTCCTGGTGGGCCTTCCGAACCTCGGCGAAGTCGGCGGCCACCCGCTCGCGCTCCGGGACCAGGCGCGCCAGCTCTCGCTTCTTCTCGTCCAGGTTCAACGGTCACCTCCCTTCCTGTAGAACGCGGCAGAGGCGTTGGCCAGCCATCGCTGGAAGCGCCCCATGAGGCGGTTGCCGCTGTTGGTGGTGGGCCGGCGGAATCCTCGGGCCAGCCTGTGTCGCTTGCGCCCCTTGGGTCCGGGCCTGGTCGCCCCGCGCCTGGTCTTGGGCATCCAGCCGAGCTGGAGCACGCCACCTGACCACCAGGGCACATGGTGCCAGTGATTCGTCAGCACGCAGTCTCCTTCTCTTGTCAGGAAAACATCGTCGGGGGGTTGTCCGCGAGCCACGCCTTGAACAGCCGCGCGGTGCGGGAGCTGATGGCCTTGCGAATGGGCTTGGTGTCCGGGAACTCGCCGGCCCCCTCCACCAGCACATCCTCAACCATGGTGGCGATCACCTCCGGGGTGTCGCCCACGTCAAAGATGACGCGGTCGGCGATGGGACCGCAGGCGGGAGCCTCGGCAACGAGAGCCTCCGACATCTTGTCAAGGACGTGCTGAAGCCGCTCCGTGGTCACCCACTCCTCGGCCACCGCGCTGGCCTCGTCCAAGACTGTGCGCTGGTCGGGCTTCGCCTCGCGCTTGCTCGCCGTCTCGCAGAACTTCTCGCCCTTGTGCTTGGCGATGACGCGGGTGCCGCTGGCCCTGAGGTACTCGGACGGCGGGCGCAGCACCACGCCCTCGCGGGGACGGTCGCAACCAAGGCCGCGCCGGATGGCGACCTCGCTGGGCCGGTCGCGCTCCGCGTCCACCGCCTCCTGGGTGCCCGGTATCAGGCGGTACGGTACGAACTCCAGCCCGAACCGCAGGGTCACGCTATCGGCGTCGGGAACACCGAGCCAGACCTTGTCCACCTGCACGTCGAACACGATGAAGCGCAGGTCCGGGCCGTAGGTGTGGGACATGCGCTGCAGCTTGCCGCCGTACGCCTCTCCGAAGAGGGTGACCGTGGCACCGGTCCCGAACACCTCGCGATACGTGGCCTCCAGGGCTTCGGCGTCGAACAGCGCCCTGAACGCCTCGGGGTTGGCGCCGCCCGAGTAGAAGTAGACGGCGCCCGTGCTGTCAAACCTGATGTGCGCCGAGGTGCCGTGCACCTTCTCCAGCGCGTACAAGTCCTTGAACTGGTCGATACCCTTGGCCTTGTACAGGTTCGGAATCTTGAGGTATCCCATGCCGTCTCCTACAACAGGGCCTTGGAGAGCAGGGCGGCGAAGACGACGAGGGCCGCCCCGAGCACGATGCAGCAGGTCATGATGAGGCACCCGAAGCAGCCTTCACGGGTGTCGTTACTGAGCATCCGTCGCCTCCTTCACGGGGTGCGCGGCGCCGGCCTCGATCATGCAGGCGCTCGCCTCGATCAGGGCCACGACGGCGCCGAGGCGGTTCTCGTCCCTCTTGAGCGCCTCGCGACCGCGCGCGACCTGCTCCTCCAGGATGTACTTCGCCCGGAGCAGCTTGTCGTGGGTGCGCCTGGCATCCCGCAGGATGCACTCCTCGGTGCTCAGTCGCGTGCGCTTGTTGGTGGTCGGCTTGTTGGGCATCAGCGGTCTCCTTTCTCCCGGCACCCCACGCGCTGCTCCAGGTGGCGAAGCCAGCTCAGCAGTCGCAGGGGCGCGTCACCCCGGCGGACGTTCATGCGGCACCGGGTCGGCATCAACGGGTGACTGTGGACCGTTTCAGGGTCCAGGCACAGCGGGTCCACCCAGGTGCCGGTGGTGGTCAGAATCGAAGAGGGGGTGGGCTCCTCGCTCATCGGAACGACACCTTCTCGCGCTGGAAGATGCGCACCCCAGGGATGGTGCGAACACCGAGGCGAACGGCCTCGCGGATCGCCTTCTCGTTCACGCTGAGGTACTCACGGGGGACCAGCGCGAAGTCGCTCACCTCGAACTCCCACACCATGCTGCCGCTGGTGGAGCCGATGGCGCCGTGCGCCGTCTTGGCGGGCGGGGCCTGCGGCACCTCGGTGATGATGGCGGGGACCGGAAGCCCGGCGGCGGCAGCCTCCATCGCCTTCGCCTCCAGCGCGGCCCGGTCCTCCGCGGCCTTTCGCGCGGCAGCCTCGGCCTCGGCGCGCGCACGCGCCCGGTACGTCTCGATGCGCTTGCGCAGCTCGGAGATGGCAACCTCCAGCTTCTGCGTCAGCGGCTTGAAGGCGGCGTTGATGCTGCGCACCTCGTCGTTGAGGGGCTTCACCGCCAGCGTGCGGGCCGCCTCCAGCTCGGCCAGCACATCCTTCGCCATCCGGCCCTCGTCCGCGGCCAGGGCCTCGGAGCGGGCGTCGAACACCGCCAGCGAGGACAGGCCGGCCACCAGGTCATCGACCATGGAGGCCCACTCCACCGCCGTCTGCAGCTTCGTCGCGTCAACGGGTCTCAGAGCCATTCTCTGCACCTCCTAGTAAGAGACTATCACAGAAGCGCCGGAGTGTCAAGAGGCAGCATCGGTTGCGACGGAATGGGGAATGCGGTGCCGAGGCGGGCGCGGAGGATGCGCCGCAACCCGGAACAGCGCAGGTTGATCATGTTCGCGGCCGATTCGAGGCGCCCGAGGGAACGCTGCATCTGCTCCACGGTGGGGTCGGCGACGAATCCGGTGCCGTCACTCACGACCGGGTATCCGTCGGCGTTGAGGACGGCGATGGCGGCGCGCACAGTCCGCTCGCTCACGCCAATGAGGTCTGCGAGCTGGGCGCGGTTGAGCCTGCCGAAGCTGTCGAGGGCGTCCAGGATATCGGAGCCGACGGCGCGCAGGCGCTCCAGTTGGTTGTTCTGCCGAAGGTTCAGCCTACTCAAGATCACCTCCATGGATGCGGCGATCTCGGCCAGTGGTCTTCAGCACGAGCCCGCTCGCCAGGCGCGAGGCCAGGGGCGAGTCGTACTTGGCCAGATCGTTGTCGCTCAGGTTCGTGGTCACGATGGTGGGGAGCATGGCGTTGTACCGGCTCTCCACCAGGTAGCGGATCATGTCCACGGCGTAGTCGGTGCGCTGCTCCCGGCCAAAGTCGTCGAACACCAGGAGCGGCTGCGCAGCCCACACGGCCAATAGCTCGCGCCCGCGCTCCAGGTCCGACTTCAGGAGCGTCAGCGCGGGCACCATGCTCAAGTAGAGGCCATCCTGTCCGCGGAGCACCCAGGACCGCAGGGTCGCGATGGCCAAGTGTGTCTTGCCCGTCCCCGTGGGGCCGATCAGCAGAACCGTGTCGGGGTCACCATTCCACGACGCGAGCGCGACGGGGAAGCGACCGTCCCAGGTCTCCTGCGAGCACCCCAGGTAGCGTTTCGGGACGCCGCAGCGGCTGGCGAGATGCGCCTGGATGTTATCCGCTCGGCGCTGCAGCTCGGCGGACAACCGCTCCCGCTCCAACGCCTCACGGTTGCGCTCTCGACACGCTCCGCACAGCAGCTTGCCGTCGGCGTCCCAGCCGTCCAGCTCACGGTACGTCAGCTCGGCGCCGCAGGCTGTGCACTCAGGGTTGACGGCGGGGGGCTCAATCCCGAGCCTTTTCAGCAGAGCCTCGCCCGGCTTCATACCACCACCGCCTTCCTGGAGATGCCGTTCGCCACTTCATCGGGCCGGCACTCGCCGCCGCCAGCCGCGGGACCGCTGAGGCGCCCACTGGACTGCCGGGCGGACCCGCGCGAATACGCGCCAGCGAGCGCCTTGTGCGCGTTGTCCTTGGACAGCAGCCAGTACAGGGATGCGCGCCAGCCGGAGTCGTTGGCACCGCACAGCCACGGGTTGTCCGCGACCGCACGCATGATCTGCTCCCACTCCGCCCTGGTGTGAATGTCGTTGCAGGCTGCCTGGGCCATGCCGAACAGCTTGTGGCCCAGCGACTTCACAAGCTCCAACCCGCGCGGCGCGCAGATGGCATTCCAGAGGTCACGCAGGTCGTTCGGGGCAACCTCCGGGCGGATCAGCCACGGCTGCCGCTGGTGGGCGCTCCGTTCTTCGGGGGGGCTGGGCTGGCTGAGGGTCTGCTGCTCCAACTGCAGCTCCTCGGGGTACTCCGGCCCCTCCTTCTGCTGCTCCCGCCAACGGCGCACGCGCTCAGTGGAGGTGTTGCCACGCAGGCAAGGCGCCAGGTGCTCATACCCGTCGGCGACGGGGCTGAGGAGCCCGGCGTTGCACATGGAGGCCAGCCCGTCCTGCACGTCCGCCTCGCTCATGCGGGCGGCATCGGCCAGCTCAGCCGTCGAGTACGGAAGGCCGGGGGCCACCCGGACGTGGGCGGCGTCGTCTGCGGCCCCGACCAGGACAACCCACAGCCACCGGTGCGCTGGAGAAAGCCTTCGCAGTCGTGCGTCCCCGGCCATCTCCCGGCACGTCTTCGTAAGCGGATGCACCTTCACCTCCTCCCCCGAGAAGGAAGCGGGGCCTTCCGGCCCCGCCTCGTCGTCATCGCGCTGCGACTCAGAACGGCACGTCACCGTCGCCCTCGTCCGGCGGGAAGCCGTCACCGGAGTTCCGGCTGCCGCCACCGCCCGCGGACTCACCCTTCGGCTTCGGGTCGAACAGGCGGAACCACAGTCCGCCCTCGGGGATGGTGAGCGGCAGGAACTCCAGGTGGATGCTCTCGGAGCCAGTCTGCGGGTCGTGCAGCGCCACGCCACACTGGGTCCACACGGTCTTCTCGTTGCCGTCGCGGTCCTTGTACTTGCGGCCGGCGAAGTGCAGGGTTTTGCGGAGCTTCATCGCCATCTGTCAGGTCTCCTTGTCAGGCCGCTGGCTGCGCGGCCACGCTCTGGTCGGGGGTGGGGAGGGGGTGCTCCTTGGCGAGGGCGGCAGCCATCTCCTGGAGCGAGCGGTACAGACGGAGCCGGTTGGAGCGGTCGCTGACGAGCTGCGGCAGCATGTCCCAGTCCACGTCGGACGGGAGGTCGAGGGAGTCGCACAGGCGGTTGAACCGCGCCATGAACTCAACCTGGGGGTCGTCGCTGTTGTCGAGTTGGATCAACCCGGCAACCGCGAGCCTGCGGAGCTTGTCCATCTCCGCCATGAACTTCTCGTCGGGCGTCGCATCCCCCTTCGGCTTCGGCGCGGGTGCGGCACCCTCGCTCAGCCAGGCGCGCAGGGCGGCTCCGAACTCCTCACCGGGGCGCTCCATCGTCATGTCTTGGAACTTGCCCGTGCGGTCCTTCTCGATGATCGCCACGTGCTCGATGGAAATGCTCATGAGCAAGTCGGCCTCGTACTCGATGCCCTTGCCCTGCTCGGGCGACAGGCCGACGCGCACCGGCTTGTTCTTGTTCTCGCCCTCGGTTGTCCATTCCGTCTTGCTGCGCATCGTCCAGATGAGGTGGCAGGGCAGCGCCATGAGGGCGTCAATGAGGAGTCGCTGCTTGGGCGTCCCCTCGCTCCACGCCGACCACGTGTTGCCCCTGTACTTCGCCTTCGCGATGCGCTCCACTTCGGCGAGCAGGTCATGCCAGTAGTGCGACAGGGAGTCGATGATCAGGCAGTCGTACCCCCCTGCCACCACTTCCTTCAACTCCGCCACCAGCGACGCGATGGTGGCCGTCTGCACGTTGTCAACGTCGAAGTCGAAGCGGTCCGCGTACTTTGATGCGGTGCCTCGCTCCGTGTCGATCACGGCGATGCGACCCTCGGGACCGACGATCCCCTTCGCGATGCGGAGCGCGGTGAAGGTCTTGCCGCTCCCCGCTGGGCCGTAGATGGCCAGCCTCAGTTTGCTCTGCTCTTTGGTTGCCTTCTGGAACCCCATGTGCCCTCCTTTCCTAGTTGGTGTCGAAACGCTGCGAGCACACTGACCGGGCCGGGCAGTATTCCTCGCAGCGGATGAAGCGCCTCTGCTTTTCGTTCCACCAGCGGTCCTCGGGGGTGCATCGCGGCAGCTCGTGCTCGGCGGCTTGGTGCATGGCCACCCGGCCTTCCATGAACGCGTAGGCGATGCTCGGCTCCAGCATCACCTGCGGCTGCACCACGATCCGGCTGCCGGGGTAGCCTGGGATGCGCTTCGCTTCGCTCGGGCGCCAGTCGGTCAGAATGGCGACGATCTCCAGCCCGACGAGCGGACCCAGCACGTTGTCCAGGCCGTTGGCGCGGTAGAGGTGGGCGAGGAGGTTGAGCTGCTCGGCCCACTCCGTGGAGCGCGACCCGCCGACCAGCGACCAGGCGGAGGTGCACTTGTAGTCTTGCAGCACCACGCCCTCTGGACGATCTAGCTCCAGGCGGTCCCACTTGCCACCGACGCGCCACCCGAGACAGTCGCAGTACAGGCGCTGCTCGGCGGCAGCGGCGACGGGCTCGGCCCGCTCCAACAGGGCGTGCACGGCTTGCCCCAGCATGGTGCGGACAAGGTCAGCAGCTTCGACCTGGAGCTGGTCGCCGAACAGCTTGA